ACCGAACGGGTAAGACTAACTAAAAGAAATTAGTTCTGTACGATATTTAGTGATGAGTAATTAGGAGCCTTTGTAGATTGCTCCGAAAATATTTGAATACCTGATCCGAAGATAGATTGGTATTGATTGTAAACAGAATCTTCTAATTCCGCTTCCCAAATTACTGCTCTTTCATCTACAGTAATAGTATGATCTTTAGCGTAACCTGCGTATGGGATTAATGCCATAGAATGTTGATCTGGTGTTGACTTAGATGAAATCAACATAACAGCGCAAGGGCGTGTTACTTCAATCTTTGTTTCTGTATAGTTTAATTCACCGATGATTTCTTCACCAGTAACAAGTTTAAGAATTTTAATCATTTCATTTCCTAATAAAAAGGGGACCGAAGTCCCCGTGTTTAACGACCCTTCAAACCGGGATCGTTTCTGTGCTTTTTAATTGCTTGAATTGCTTCAAGAATACTTAAAAAGAATTTCTTCATATCATACCTCTTCTTTGTAAGGTACGCATTCTATTATCAAAGTCTACATAATCTACGGATTGTGCGAGATAAGATTCTATCTCATCTTGATATGATATAGTGAATGTCTTTTTCACCCATTGCCAAAAATTGCTCATATAAGGCGTATCAACCCCGCCCAGAGCTTCTAGTTCTTTTGCCATTTATTTACCTTTTGAGTAGTTTAAAAATTACAGATCACGACCTTGTGGGTCTTCTGTAAGTAATTGCTTTTTGCTCTTTGTTGTTTTTACTTCTGCCTCGGAATCTTTAACTTCAATTTTCTTTGGCTTCTTGTGCTCAGGAATAATACGCTCTAGGAAAACCTTTAGCATACCATTCATCATAGCAGCATCTTTTACTTCGACTGTGTCCTCTAAAGCAAAAGATCTTGTGAATGCACGATTAGCAATTCCTTTAAATAAGAACGCGTCTTCGGCTTCGTCATTCTGTACATTGCCTTTGATAATCATCTTACCATCAGCTAATTCAATTTCAATATCCTGTTTAGCAAAACCAGCAACAGCTAATTCGATAACATAAGTGTTATCGCCTGTTTTCTTGATATTGTATGGAGGATAGTTTGGGATTGCCTTTGTTAGATCATCATGGATCTTTGATAGGCGATTGAATTGGTCATCAAATCCTACGAAAAATCTATCAAAATCTTTAGGTAGGTTGTTTAAAAAATATGTCATACTAACCTCCTATTACTTGGTTGGGAATAATTTTTTAGCATCAATAGAAAATGCTGCAAGACTAACGGTTGTAAAGAAGCTATTAACTTCGGTAACGACCTTCTTAGCAAAATCTGTTTGCGCGTCAATAAAAGTGTTTAGGGGTTTTCTTAATTCTTCGTTAGTTACGAATGTAGTAACGAAAGTTTTCTTTGCGCCAGCAATAGTATCGATGGCATTGTTTACGAGTTGAGTCATTTTGTGCTCCTTAAATAAGCGAGTTAATAATACTACCCCGAAGGCGTAGCGTTGGCGAAGGTTTTTACAAGGTTACCTTCTCCTTGTCCCATCTCGGGGATTCTTTATTATATATTATTTAGTGCTAGTTGTCAACTTTTTCTTACCAATATTATACTTTGTTTCGAGCATCCACTCATTTTTTTCTTTGTGGGATATAACTTTGATTTGAGAAAGTGGGGCATAATCTGTAAAGTAATCTGGATTACTAATTTTAACCAATCCCCAATCCACTAGTAACTTAGCAATAGTGTTTCTTCTTTGTAAATCGTTATCTGATAGATCAGCAGTCTTTCCATCTAAGGCAAAGAGCTCTTTAAAATGAACTATAAAATAATGACCTTGTTTATGCAGTATATGGCAAGATTGGAATAGTGTTTTATCTTTTCTAGATGCCACACCGATTCGTGTTAGAGTTTCTCTTACCTTTAAAAAATCGTCGGGTTCTGTGAGTATTACTTCTAAGGGTTTATATCCCGGGAAGTCAATACTTATCATGTCAGTACTCATTCCTACCACCTTTTGTTATTTTTCTTTTCATATTGTCAATAATCTTATCATCTAGAAGCGGGAGTACTTGTTTAGCTTTTTCTGTGCTGTAGCCATAGTATTCTTTTATAACTTCCAAATCATCGATTTTCTCAGCCTTGATCCATTTATTGAATCTCTTCTTAGGCCTAATAATATTTATAAGAAAGTGAAATTGAAGGATCTTATCCAAATGAGGACGAGAGTTCATTTCATTGGCGGGGATTACTGTATCTGGCCCATAGGATAACCCTTTATTAATGATCCAGGGATTATACTGTTTTTCAGACCAATCGTCGACTATTAAATTTTCCTTACTATAATGTATTGCATTGATAAAATCGAAAGGTGAAATCGCGGGAGCCTTATAGGGAACTTCCTCTATTTTTTCTACAGGTGTTCCAAACAAACTCATAACAGCATCCTAAACAAACCAATAGTATCTATTGTAACTAGCAATAAGTAGTTAGCCAACATACCAAACGATTTCCTACTATAAGCGCACCAAGCATAGATAGCGCAACCACAGATCCAGATAGGATATAGTATAAGTAAAGGAGGATTGGGAACCGTAAGTGCCATCGTGATAGAACACCCAATAGATATACCCCAAGCAAGACACTCCAACATAAACCTATTAGCGTGAGTGCGCCAGTCATCTCTTATCCATTCGAAGGTTGGTTTAATATAATCCATCATTTAAATTCTACTGCTGCCATAATCTCAGTTAGACATGCTACAAGATTAATTTCTTGGTCTGCACAAAATGCTGCCTTATACTGATAATCTGCAAGTAATAAAATTAACTGCGGTACTTGCTTAACTTGATCTGTTAGTGTATCGTATAATTTTCTAAAAATAGTCCCTGGGTCATTGTCAATATTATTTACAACCCATGTACGCATCTTTTTCCAATCTCCATCTTTTAAAGATGCGACCAGTTCTTGCATATTGGATTCGCCCAAATTAACAAAGATGCCTTCGTCAATTTTGCCCGAGGCTGAGTATCTCTGCAATTCATTTAGAACACGTCTATAGTCAGGGAAATGCTTTTCGATTACCTTAGCAATTACTTTACCGTCTGCCTCAATCTTTTCGATAGACATGATCTCGGTAACACGCTTGAAGAATGCTGCCGCAATCTTAGGCTTATCTGCTTTAGGTAATTTAAATTCAATAACCGCAGTACGAGAATGAAGCGGAGGAATGATTCTATTCTTAAAGTTACAAGTAAGAATAAACCTACAATTAGAAGAGAACTCTTCTATAAATGCTCTCAATGCAGGTTGTGTAGAGTTAGGATTAAGATAATCCGCCTCGTCCAAAATTACAACCTTTGGCTTACCACTGAATGATACAGTAGATGCAAACTGTTTAATCTTTGTACGAAGAACATCAATACCAGATTCTTCTGATCCGTTAATGATAATATAATCTGTTTCTAGTTCTTCACACAATGCTCGGGCAACTGTGGTCTTGCCCATACCTGCACCACCGCATAATAACATATTCTGAATCTCACCCTTGGACAGCATCTCATGAAAGATGCGCTTTTGGTCTGCGGGTAAGATACAGTCTTCTAATTTGCGAGGGCGATATTTCTCAACCCACAAAAATTCATTTTCACGATAATCCATAATAACCTCATAATATAATTAAATTTCATCATGCCATTTAAAACCAAGAAGATGCTTGGTCATAAATCTGATAACAGCATTTGGCTTTATGGGTCTATATACAAACATAGACTCTGAGATTTGCCATTTACCAACATTCTTTGTAGAAGGCTTCACAACAAAAGAAGACATAGGTGCCTGTGCCCATGTAGTTATACCTGTGCCACTAATCAAAACACTACCACTAGTTGCAAGTGTATTAGTGTTCCATTGTTTCTTTCGCCATTCAGCAATCCATTGTTCACTAGGAGTGAAGTCTAACTCTAACGAAATTTGCTCCGTTAGAGGATAGAAGAATGGTATCTCAAGCTGTTGCATCTCGGACAGTATTAAGTTCGTTAATACGTTGTTCTAATACACTTATTGTTGTATTAAAATGTCCTGTGCCTTCTTCCATTGGTTTGTAGTAATAACGCTTTAAAGTTTCTACTTCATTCTGAAGTACAGCAATATACTCACGTCTTGGTACATAAAAATTTTCTTGCATATTACACCACCGAATCTGGTTCCATTGCGATAAAATAACCCAATGGCTTTGTTGCGTGTTTAAACTGGAATGCTTTCTTTTTCGAGATTGTAACATTATACGCATCAGGTACAATTTTAAAATTCTCGACTGCCATATGGCATTCGAAAGAATGTTCGCATGTGCCAATAATTTTCTTATAGGTATTTGCTGTGTCATTCTTTTTATCACCGATAGTCAATGTAACATTCTCGCCTTTGCTCGAGATTGTAATTGTTGGTGCTCCTGTAATAGCAGCTGCTTTCATAATCATATTGACATCTTCGGATGTCAATTTAAATTCATAGTGTGAATCTATTTCGATTTCCTTAGCAGGTGCTGCTACAATTACGTTAGGTGCAGAATAGAAGTATTCAAACTTACCATTGTCTTTCGACATGGTCAAGCTCTTCTCACCAAAATCTACAGTTTGACTTTCCATTA